TGTTGCACCTAATCCTAACAATTCAGTTCCATCATTTGCTAATGAACTACCCAATATTGCTGCATTTGTGACATCTCTAATAAGAATGGTATTTGGTTCAACATTACTACTATTTGATGTTGACCAAGTAAATGTTTTACTACCCGACCATAATGCTGGATTACCAACTTCATTAAGTGATGGAATACTAATATTAAATGATGGGAATGTTGGTTCTTGATAAACAACTAATAATTGTTCCCATAAACTTTCAAACGTTCTACCTGTTAATGTAGTACCTGCTGGTATACCACCAACTGAAATTGTTGATGGTGAAGCAGAACTATAAACACCCGTACCACCGCTTGAGGATGGTTTTAATTTAATTATACCATCAGTGTCTAATGTTAACACATAACCAGCAAATGTTCCACCAGTTGATGCATCAATTTCAACACCTTTAGATTTTAATATACCAACAAAGTTAGTTTCTCCACTTAAAGTAAGAACACTACTACTTAATTGTTTAAATTGATCGTCAGTTAATTCGGGTCTAGTGAAGAACGCCATATTTCTTTCTAATTTTCTCTCTTATTTAATCGTAACTTATACACCGTCCAGTGAGTTACAAAAAAAAATGAATTTATCAACCTATTCATTTGTATATAAATACAATGAAAGAAGAAAGAAAGTCACATTTTTTGGCTATAAATGAAAAAAACCCACAGGAAAAATCCTATGGGTTTGACTTTATGGCTTTTACAGTATTTGGTTATGTGAGGTTGATCCCTTGTGATCGGAGAATTTTAACGCTTTGCAAACCTTTTCATGTTCCTGTAACTAAGGAGTACTCACCACATGACTCCAAAGACATAAAATTTTCAATATTTTTTAAAAAAACTTTGAGACTACAAGTTTTAACAGTAACTCTTGAGAGCATTATGGTTTCTCTCATTGTCCAATGCAGTTTCCCACATTAAGTTACCATCGCAAGTTGTTTACGTCAACCAATCGTATCGTTAAATCTTCTTCTGCAATTTCACGACTACTCTACCCGTTTCAGAGCAAACTAACTAGATGCCTAGCATAATCATCCATCACACATGTTCGGATTGGCTACCGACTCACCCCGTTACAATAACGAGTTATGCGACTTTCCAATTCAACGCCTAAACACTTTTGCTTTTACATTGATATAAAATCTGTTTTGATCTAAATTCAAAAGATTATAAAATTTACAGCCAATTCGGAGTTTTGAAGTCGTGGTTTAGGAGCAGGTAACCGTCTTTTGAACGATCAATCCTGCACGACTCCATGCGTATACCAATCCGCAATTGAATGACCCTCCTAACTTATTATGAAACTCCTTACGGAATAACTTTTCGCCTTACGGTTTAAGTCACCAATTGGTTGCTTGCTCTGCATCCTCGGTGGGAATTATGAACATCAACCCTACACTTACATTTATTATACTTTCGTATTCAACTACGCTGCCCTTACAGCGAAATCACCTTTATTTATCCATCTGGTTAGACCGTTAGGCACTCCCCAAAAGGATGGTGATGTAGTGTAGTGCTTACTTGAGGTTAGTAAACTAACCCGATAGAGTGGAACAATTGGCACGTCCACCTAACCTTTATCCCGATTTCTCGGTTTATCTTCTATCTCCCCCCAAAACCCCCGAAGGAATTATGGACATCAACAATAGCTTTTCCCTCCGTAGAGGGAAGGGAGCATAAGCACCCCCAAAAATTTTCAATATTTTAAAGAACGTTTTTTTTCTTCCTAAGAAGACTGCAAACATATAGAACATTTTTCATATTGTCAACAGTTTAAACAAAAAAGTTTTAATTTTTTTTTGTTTGTGAATATACATACGATGATATTTCAAAAAAGTTACAAAAAAGAATAAAATTTTATAATTATTTTTTATCTTCCATCAATTCAGAAGGTTTTTTCCTCATCAATTCTAATTTTTTTGCAATATCATCCTTTTCACTAACAGTAAAATCAGAATTATTATGAATTTTATTGATTACTTCACTTGGTGTAGAGTCAATAATTTCAGCATTAACATCTATTGTATCATCTGGTTTAATATATTGTTCTGTTTCTTGATTTTCATTAATAGCACTAACCTTTTTACTAAAATTAATTCTATCTTCATCAGTGATCTCTTTATTTTTTAAAATACTTCTTGTTGAAGCAGGTAATACATCATCGGTTATTCTAATTTCCATTGTATCGTTATTAAAAATACAATCTTTAAACACATGTCCATCTTGTGCCATTCTAGCTTTAAGTATTGCAATGTTGGCTTGATGATCTAATTTTTGTTGTGCAGTTTTAGCAATTGACATTAAGAAGTGTGTCTTTTGTGCTCTTTTAATATTACCACCCATTTGTGCGGTATCTACTAATTCAGCATTAAATCCGCTTCTATTAGTTTGAATTGCAGTCCAACACGGAATATTTAAATCAGAAGCCATTGCTTCAAAAGATTTAATAATTGCCAATTCACTAGCGTTTTGATCAACTGATCTTTTATGTGATTCTAATACATCAATATAATCAAGAATAACAATATCAAACTTAATTCCATTTTTCTTTCTATACTTATCAATATATTGTCTCACCTTTGGCATTGTAGTGTCTTCTTGTGAGAATTTTTTAATAATTAATCTTCCAAAAGTATTATTCTTATGCCAATCAACAATTCTTTGATGTACTTCATCACGTCTATCATCCATTTCAGACAATGGAATTTTAGACCACTTAGCATAATGTTTTCTTCTTATTTGATCTTCAGTATCTTCAAAGATTAATTGAAGTACATTCAAGCCATGATTATATGCTGTATTTGCAATATATGATAATATGGTTGATTTACCAACACCAGAGGGTGCTAATATAATTCCAATCTCACCACCACCTAAACCACCTTTGGTTAAGGTATCAATACCTTTTATTCCAGTTGGGATTGCTTTTCTAAATTCTGGTTGTAATGCTCTAGTAACATTTTCCATGATTTCAATACCCATATCGTCATCATCTCCAATCTCACTAATTTTTCTTACCTTCTCTTCAACATCATATAAAAATTCATCACTATTATTACCTTCTTTAACACCAGTAATTATATAGGATGCAACCTTTCTATATTCTTGTTGTTTAATAAAATTGAGTGTTTCTTTTTGAACAACTAAACCATCATGAGGAAGTTCTTTATTCATTACCCTATCATTCCAATTCTTAATTTGAATTGCAACAGCATCCAACATTTCAATTTCAGTAACATCAGTTTTCTTATTAAATTTTCTGATTGCAGCTAAAATTGATCTATTCTGTAGATTGGGTGGCATTCCAAATGATTCTGTATATTGCCTAATTACCGAAAAAAATCTTTTATATGTTGGATCATCAAAATAACTTGTTTCCAACAATGGTATTGTTACTTCGGCAAATTCAGGTTCGGTAATTAATTGCCATAAACATTTTAATTGAAAATCATCGCCTAGATAACCTTCTAAGGTATATTTTTCACTCATAAATTATGATTATTTAAATCGTTAAAAAAAAGCAATCTTATTGATTGCTTGAATATTTTTGACTTCTAAATGAAGTAATGTATCTTTTCACAAATGAACGATCATTAAAGTTGTCAACCAACTCTCTTCTTTTCTTTTTTGAAAGTTCTCTTATTTGGTTGTGGTATAAACCATATGTGTTAATTAAAATATAATCACCCCACATATGTTCTACGTCTAATTCCTTCAATGATTCATGTATTTCAGTTGTAATATCGAAAATCAAATCATTTATTTCACTTGAAAATCTACAAGCAGGATTGTAATTATCAACATAAATTTTTCTTTCTACAATTGGATTGTCATTAATATATAGACCAAATTTACATTCAACACCCTTAATCACTTTATCACCATGTGTGTATTTGGTATAATAAGGTTTTGATAGTTTATTATTGTTTACTTTATAAAAATTAGTAAGTTCTTCATAATAATTCAAATAATTATAACCATAATCAACATAGTTAAGGTTTCTTCTTGACATCACCTTTTGAAGTCTTTGTGTTATTGAGGGTATCATACTCCTAATATCAACAGAATATCTAATTATTGGATTGAATAATTCTGCATTGAATATTCTCTCAATGATTTTATCTTTTCCCTGATAAACTACGAACTTAAAATTTGATGTGTTTAGTGTATTTTCTTTTTCTGTCATTGTGAATAAAATTTATATGTGTGTTT